AGATTAAATGTTATATTCTCGGTTGACGGGTTAAGCGATACTAATCACATATACCGAGTGGGTTCTAACTTTGAAAAGATAATAGAGAACGCACAGGCATTTATAGATGCAGGTGGCATTGCTGAATGGGCATATATAGAATTTAAACATAACTATACACAAATTGAAGAAGCAGAAGCATTAGCAAAGAAAATGGGATTTTCTAAGTTCACTGCAAAATATACTGCCCGCTTTGCAGAACAGGATCAAAAATCATTAGAGACCCGTAAAGGAACGGTAGTAGAAGAGAAAGAAAATCAAAATACTCGGGATAAGATTGATATACGTAAGAAGTTTTCAAGTTTTGATGAATATGTAGAGAACGCACCTATAACGTGTAAATACAAGCGAGATAAAACAGTATTTGTTGATATGTGTATGAGGTTGTGGCCATGTTGTTGGATGGGCGCCCCTAAATACTTTAATGCTAAAACACCACAGACTGCTAGTTTTGAACACTTCTTTTCGTTATACGGTGAAGACTTTAACGATATGAGACAACATGGTTGGGACGTATTAAACCATGAATATTACACTGATTATTTAGAACGTTCATGGGATAACCGTGATGATAAGTTTAAACGTATCTATACGTGTGGTAGAACATGCGGTGATAAGTTTGAGTTTAGTAGTGGTCATGGCAAGAATATTAAAAGTGAAGAATTGAAATGAGTGATAAACCAAAAACAAACCCATGGTGCCCGTTACCGTGGATGGGATTGAATGTACGAAACAACGGTGATGTACGAGTATGTTGTAATGCCAACGTATCCAAGACGCAAGGTTTAATACCTAAAGGCGACGGTTCACTATACAATCTAGGCGTAGATAAAATAGATGATTACCGCAATGCTCCACTGATGAAAGAAATACGTGTGTCAATGTTGAATGGTGAATATCACGATGCTTGTATCCGTTGTAAGCGTGAAGCAGAATCAGGTATGCAAAGTCGTGCTGATTGGGAACGAGAGATATGGGATGAAAAGTTAGATGAAACTCGCGCCCGTGAAATTACACAACTTGATGGTACTATAGATGTAGAAGAAACACCTATGTACTATATGGATTTACGATTTGGAAACTTGTGTAACTTAAAATGCCGCATGTGTGGACCTACAGATTCAAGTCAATGGTACGATGATACAGTAGCATTGTGGGGTAAGAGTTATAAAGATAGTGGTAAACAAATCAATCTTGTGCTTAACAATAAGGGCAAATATCAGCCCGAAGTTGACCCATACAGTTGGTATGATAAGCCAGAGTTTTGGGCAGATATGGAGTCGAAGATACCCGAAGTGGAACGCTTATACATTGTAGGTGGTGAACCGCTAATGATTGACCAACACTATGAGTTCTTACAAAAGTGTATTGATGCGGGCAGAGCAAGTGAAATTGTAGTAGAATATAATACAAACATAACGAACATACCTCAACGTTCTTGGGATATATGGAAGCACTTTAAGCGAGTACAAATAGGGTTCTCAGTCGATGCTGTAGGACCTCTAAATGACTATATACGCAATCCTAGTAAGTGGTATAAAGTAGAAGAGAACATGCGTAAATTAGATGATGCTGAAGGTTCATTTATGGTATGGTGGGCGGCGACTATTATGGTGTATAACTTAGTACAGTTGCCGGACATTATGATGTGGAAGATAAAGCAGAATTTCAAGCGTATTAATAAACATGTTAAGCATAAGAGTGTAATTAGTCCGCACCCACTACATAATCCAAAGTTTTTGAATATTAAAATATTCCCTAAAGAAAGTAAAGAATGGATTACCAATTACTTTGAAGAGTGGAAGATTAAAGCAAAAGATGAAATACCAGAAGAGTTAAACTACAAACATTTTTGTAAGATTTTAGATACATATGTTAACTATATGAACAGCGAAGATTATAGTGAAGAATTACCAAAGTTTTGGTACCACACTAATAAATTAGACGAGGTACGTAAAGAAAAGTTACAAGATGTATGTCCTAAAACCTGGGAGTTGTTACACGGAGAGAAATATGGAAAGTAAGTTCGGCGGTCCCATAAAATGTGCCCGTGCGAATAATGAACTAATACTTAGGTCATTTGGATCTACTGTCAGAGGATCCTTGTGTTGTACTGCCGCAGACTCCGTTGATGTATCGTATGATGGTGCTCTGGATAATGTACGTAAAGATTTAGAAAATGGAATATGGAATTCTCATTGTAGACATTGTAAGGAAGATGAAGAAAACAATGTCACATCGTGGAGAGAAGTAGGTAATAATATACCATTTGATTATGCTTATATGGAGTTATATGTAGATAACACATGCGATTTAAAATGTATCTACTGTAGTCCCATGTATAGTTCTAGATGGGAAAGCGAACAACGGTCACTTACTAGAGACCAAAAAGAAAAATATATCAGCATACTAGACACATATGAAGAATCAAACCATGTTTTAAATCATACCGAGTTGATATTAGAAAAAGTTACAGACTTTGCTACGAAGTCTAACACGATACGAAACACTATAACATTACTTGGCGGAGAACCGTTAATGACACGGTACTTTAAGAATGGTATTGTTCAGGATGTGATTGAAGCGTTTTACCGAGGAACAGTACCGAATAAACCATTACGGGTATGTGTAGTGTCTAACGGTAATACACCCGATAATATCATTGATGATACTATCGAGTCATTACACAATGTAAAAAAAGAATACCCTAATGTCGAAGTCATGGTTGTGTTAAGTGTAGAAAGTTCGGGTAAAAACGCAGAGTTTGTACGTGATGGACTTGATTATCAGCGTTTTTTAAAAAATATGTCAAAGTATATGATTAATGATATATTTGTGAATATACGAATGAGTGTAAATGCCATATCACTTGATGGCACTGTGGATTTACTAAACGATGTGTTTCATATTGCTAGTAACGAAAATATTCAAATAGGTCTAGACTTAAATACAGTAAAACATCCTGAATATTTAAGTACATGTATGTTGCCAGACGAAAAGAAATCGGTAATGGATGAAGTGAACGCTGTCATTCAAGACAATACTAGTTTAATAAACGACAGTATACTTATTAATGATAATATCAAAACTGCTAGGGATTTAATAGGTCAGTTTGACTACGAAAGAAAAAAAATGTACGCTAAACAAGGGCTAAAGTTTTTTGATTACTTATTGGATATTAGAGGGATAAATATACAAGATGTAAATCCTCAGATATACGAGTACTATAAAAGATTGGACAGAGATAATGACAGATAAGAAAGATAAGAAAGATACATTTTGCCACAGAGCAGATACCGAATTAATAATGCGCTCATTTAGTGAAAAGTTAGAAGTTCATTTGTGCTGTAAATCACAACGCCCGGTAGTATATGACACGTTCGAAAAAGGATCTGAGGCAATACAAAAAGTACGTGATGATTTAAACAATGGTGTTCGCAATAATCATTGCAATTATTGTTGGTTTCTAGAAGACAAAGGTTTAGAGTCGTGGAGACACATTGGAAACGCGCGAGCCGCCAACTACTATACAATGGAGATATATGTTGACAATACATGTGATTTAGAATGTATCTACTGCGGCCCTAAGTATAGTTCAAAATGGCAACAGACTATACAGAATTCTAGTTTGGAAGACCGAAATGTGTTGGCAAACAGTATTAATGATGCTGAAAAGCCGCTTGCTGTCACGAAAACGGCAGAGCAACGTGCCCACCACAAACAAATGATATTGCAACAATGTGAAGAAATGGGCAGAAACGCTAAAGCACATCATGGGTACGAAATAGTGTTCTTAGGAGGTGAACCATTACTAACATCCACTATAAAGAAAGATATAGTATCAGAAGTTATTGAGGCAGTATTCAAATACGCAGATCCGGAAAGTAACGTTGGAATTATCATAGTTACAAATGGTAACACACCAGAAAACATAATGCATAGTACCATAGATAAGTTGGCCAATTTCAGAAATACATATCCAAACTTGAGAATACAAATTCATATTAGTGTAGAAAGTACAGGCCCTAATGCGGAGTTTGTTCGATACGGAGCCAAGTGGGAAACGATTAAACGAAACTTTGAAATGTGGATGGAAGCAGGATCTAGTGGAAGACTCAGATTAACAACTGGTTTATGTTTAACTATCTCAGCAGTATCTTTGTTCGATACAGTAAATGTATTGGAGTATGCTTTTCAACAGGCAATAAAACACAATACATCATTTACTCCGGCATTTAATCCTATTACATTCCCACAATTCTTGTCCGTTGGGGTTTATCCGCCTGACGAGTACAATTATGTGTTTGATGAAATCGAAGAGGTCGTTAGGAAATATCATCACCACATGGATCCGAGAATAGCAGACAAAGTATATGAACAGTTGAATAATAGTCGTGAAATTTTAGGCAAGTTTAAATTCCCAGATACTATTCGTAAAGGAAAACTATATTTTGACTGGATAGAAAGAAGTCGAGGACTAAAAGTACAAGATGTAAATCCGATATTATATAAAATACTAACGGAAGACAGCGAGTGAAAAATTTAGGATGTAAACATAATTGGACATACTCGGTAGTTGATTTATCAACACTTAACGCGGGTATGTGTTGCCTGCCTGAACGTGGAAATAAACCATTCAGTGACAATGAAATGGATTCTTTGGGAACCGATGTATTTATGAACAATAATCGACTCGTTCAAAGACGCATTGACACACTGAACGGTTTACAGAACCGAGATTGTCAGCAGTGTTGGGATAAAGAAAATGTTGGGGCAGTAAGTAAACGCCAAGCAGACCACGGTACATTTCAGGAACATTTTAAATCCATTGGTGTTGAATACAAAGACAATCAAATTGTAAAGGAATCAGATACTCATATAACACATGCGTCTAGACCAGAGTTATTAGAAATTATTATGGGTAACCATTGTAATTTAAAATGTGTATATTGTGGCCCTGATAATAGTAGTCAATGGGCGTTAGAAGAGTACAAGCAAGGGCGTATAACTAAAGAACATTACGAATCGTATAAAACAAAGACTAGCGAAAAGTTCGATGAATTATTTTGGGAATGGTTTCGTAATACAGCGAGTAAAACGCTAGAGACTATTAACATAAAGGGCGGCGAACCTTTAATTATGCCAGAGTTTTATACATTGGTAGAACATTTGAATAAAAATGCTAACCCAGAGTCCGACTACAAATTATGTATCATTACCAATTTAAACATACCTGATAATTACTACACAAAGTTTTTAGATTCTATACCTAAACTTACAAGCAATCAACGCTTAGAAGTATTAATAAGTATGGATGATATATACAAACGAGCGGAGTATATTAGAACCAACTTAGAATGGGATTTGTTTGAATCAAACGTACACAAATTAATCCAAGCAGTTAAGGATAACAATAACGTTAAACTAGGCTTTATGGTAACTATGTCGTCTATGAATGTTACCGGAATATCAGACTTTATACTATGGGCTAAAGACGTTGTATTAAAATACGACAAACACATAGGATTGCATTATAATCAAGTATCAATACCTAAAGTTATGTCGCCTACCGTACTCGGTAAGTATGGGGTGAAATACATTCGTAATGCTATACGTAATACTCGCCATTGGATGAGCACAGTAGAAAGTTATGGCAAACCTGGAGAGTATGGCAATTGGTTTGACTTTTTAAATAGATTATATGGGCTTCAGAACGAATTAGAAGTAATTGAACCTGAGACAACACTGTTGAAGATGTTACGTGATCGTTTAGATTACTTTGATGATGTTAGACGTTTAGATTGGAAATCTTCTATTCCCGAATTGTTGCCTATATTAGATGGTACTGACACTATAGAAAGTTCTATGTTCGCATTACCTAAGCAGAATTGGTTGATTGATACTCCCGGCGAAAGAGTATACCACAAAGTAGAAACACACGAACCCACTACAGAAGAAATAGGAGCATACTGTTTAGAAGCATCCCGTTCAATGTACTACGATGGTGTTACTGGTGACTTAAGACCGTGTGAAGTTTCATTATTTGGTAAGGATGAAGTTACTTCAGTAGAACAATTAACCAATATCAGAAAGCGAATAGTATCAGGTGAGAAAATAGATTTTTGTAAGGTGTGTAGAGTAAACGAAAGTACTCTAGGTACTTCGCACCGATTAAATCGTAATATGGATTGGGTAATGCCATACAACGGTAATACACATACCGGGTTAATTATATCTAATGATTGTGATGCCGCATGTTTATGGTGTAAACCTAAAGAAAGTTCTACCTGGCAACACATTGCTGAAACCGAAACTCTTCCTAGTAAATTACAACACTTCACCGAAGATTTAAAACACATCGACCCAAAACCATTTGAAGACCGAGTAAAAATTATAAAAGATATGGTCAAACAAATAGCAGAAGACCATACTCTAGGAGCATGTTTGGGTATTTATGGCGGAGAAGTATTGCCTAATATTATAGAAGAGGATCATTTAGGTATTATATGTGATACATTTTATGAGCACAATAAACTACGTTACCGTTCACTACGAGTTGATATAAAAACTAATTTGAATGTATCATTGGACCGATTGAAGGATGTGTTAGATTATGTAAAAGCATATAAGGAAAAATATGAACTGTTACATGTAGTATTTCAAATTAAAATGTCTGGTTCCGGTGATATGTATAATTACTTACATACCGGATGTGATTTTCAATTATTCGATAATAATTTACGATATCTAATGTCTCAATATACACATTCTGATACAGGAAAAATAAATTTCGACCATGAGATAGAGTTTTGGAATGTTACTACTAATGTATCCGTAGCAGGCATGTTACCAATGTATCGTTACGTTAAATCACTAATAGAAGAGTATGGTAATACAAACATATCATTTCGTATGAGAATTATAGGCAGTAACGGATTAGAAACTAATATGTTAGACGAATCATTTCTATATCATATAGAAGATGTAACTACGTATTTAAAGGAAAACTATACAGAAGAACAATATCATCCACTGATAAACAAATTGCATGAAATTGCTAATAGTATAAAACGTCCTGCCGCAGTTACTACCGATTTATACCAATATAAAGATTTATTTGATTGGTTTGATAAACAACACGGGACTGACTTATCAAAAGTCAATCCCGAGTTTTACGATTACTTAGTGAAAATATCGGAGAAGTGAGGGTAACTTTCAAAGAAATTTTGCCCTCTAAACTTATCAGTGCCTTCTATGTACTTTTTAAGTTCAGGTAGTAGATGACTATCATCTTTACTATTCATAAAGTTTTTGATATAATCTAGTGCTCCATATGCTTTCGGAGAACATGTTTTCATATGTTCTTCAAATCGCTCAGTTACACGTTTCTTGATATGCTCCGGTAGTACAGTAACACACATGATTTCTGGGTATGTTAAATGTGTTGGATTCATTACAACATTACCCGAAGTATCGTGCTCCTCCCACCATTCTAAGTTTTGTGGCATATACCATAAGTTGAATATACTAATAGTACTACGCAACAACACATTCCAACCATGTTCTTTCTTAAGTTCTAAGAAACGTTTGGTTACTGCTTCTGTTGTTTCATACTTAGCAGGCCAGCGAATATACTCTGATTCTGCCGGATCACAACTATCAAAACTTAGTGCAAACTCTACAGTCTTAAACTGATTCCATTTATCTACCCAACTATCTTTAGGCATTATTGTACAGTTTGTGCTATAGTTCAAGAATATTTCACTACAATCTCGTTCCGCAAGTAGTTTGTCCACTAATACCCAATGGTCTGGAGTAATAAGAGGTTCACCTCCGGTAAACTTAATGTGAACTAAGTCGTTAATAAAAGGATATATGTTTGCTATATCGCTTTTACTTTTCTTGACTGTGTTCCATGTTTTACCGTAGATTGCTTTCTCTTCTTCAAACCATTTCCATGCGTAACGACTATCACACATGCGACATGCTAAGTTGCAGTCATTACTAATAGCAAGTTCAATCCAACGAATTTTAGGATTGTCTATGTCTACGAGTTCGTCAATGGGTAGTGTTTTGTTGTCGTGGTAACGTTGTCTAAGACTACGTTTACCTGCGGCTTCTTCTTGGTAACAACGTATACAACCTTCTACTTCACGACCATCCATCATACGTTCCCGAACATCATTCATCCAGTCACCGTAAAAGACTTCGCTTAGTGTTTTATTGTTTAAGTTGTTTTCGTTTGGTCTATGTCTTTCTGCGAATCTACAGCATGGTTTCACACGACCGGTAGGGTCAATGAACTGGTGGTCCCATGCCATAGAGCAGAACGTTTTGCTTGGTATATCCATTAGTCTACTAATTTACAGTATTCTTCGTATGTAAGGATTGGAGCAGGATCTTCCACTCCGTTAGAACTGAACCCATAGTTACGTTCTTCGCACCACCAACAGTTACCACAAGGTACAGTAGTACGATTTTGGTCAACGACCGAAACGTTTTCGTCACATGAACAAGTCAACGGCGCGACCTTTTCGTACAATTCTGGATATTTCAAGTACATGTTGATAATGTCTGCTTTATCCATACCATAATGCGGACTTGCTGAGTGCATTGAGTTGTAAATGGACTCGGCATGGTCACGATTCTTTTGACGATGCTGGTCATTCTTCCAACCTACTCGTGCTTCGTCGGGTGGGTTCTTGGTATTACCATTGAATTCAAAACTTACTACACCATCGTGGAATTGTTGACGAATCATCTTAACAAAATATCCGTCTTTCTTGCCGTCTTGTGTTGAAGTTTCTTCCATTGGCATACGGAATACCATACCATCTTGAATGATAGTAGTATCGCCTGTAATTTCTCTTATCGTATCTATAATCTTTACAGTTGACGCAATGTTTTTTACCTTCGAAGGAATAAAAACGCTTAATGGTTGAATCTTAACATCCAAGTTATGCTTTTGTATTGCCAGTGTTGTTAAGTACAACAATAGTGCACTGTCTAACCCGCCTGATAACTGAATACCTACTGCTTTCCATTCTGAATTGAGAGGTATGATAGTACTGTGGCCACTATCTGCGGTGAATGTTTCTTCAAATTCAACGAAAACATCAATCATTTCGTCACTATTCGCTTTTTTTCTCTGTAACATATTTGCTCCCTAAGTGCTAAATAAATTCGTAATTGTAGCAATTTATATTTATACATACAGTATAACATGGTTGTGTATAGTAAATCAATAACTATTTGACTCTAAATACAACTTTATGCTATACTTATAGTATATAACCTATAAGCGAAAAGGAACTTATGTCAGATAAAAAACCACCCAGCGATACATTTTGTATATTGCCTTGGATGCATCTTAGTACTAGACCCGATGGGCAACTCAGGGTTTGCTGTACCGCAAACGCAAGTTCAGTAGGTCCCACCAACGATAAGATAGGTGGGGGCAATGTTGGCGTACTAAAAGACGATGAAGGTAAACCAAACAATCTTAATGTAAGTGACTTCCAAAGTAGTTGGAATAGTTCTTACATGAAGAACGTCCGTAAACAAATGCTTAACGGTGAACAACCGCCAAGTTGTCGTAAGTGTTACACTGAAGAAGCCGCAGGTCACAATAGTAAACGTATGTGGGAAACAAAGTATTGGAGTCAACGTGTAGACTTAGACCAGTTACTCGCAGATACTACAGAAGACGGTGAAGTACCACCGCAAGTCGCATACATCGATTTGCGTTTCGGTACCAAATGTCAACTAGCATGTGTGATGTGTTCGCCACATGATAGTTCAGGATGGGTAAAAGATTGGCAGGCTGTCTATCCTACGCTAAAGAACGAATCACTGCGCGGCACATGGTCGTGGGATAATAAAGGTTCTACTAACGGCTCATCATACAACTGGCACAAGAACAATCCAGTATTTTGGGAACAGTTTTATCAGCAAGTTCCGTACATGAAGCAACTGTACTTTGCTGGTGGTGAACCACTTATCATTGATGAACATTACGACATCTTAGAAGAATGTATACGTCAAGGTTACGCAAAGGATATGGAAATACGCTACAACTCTAATGGTGTAGAATGGCGTGAAGATTTGTTTGAATTGTGGTCACACTTTAAACTTGTGCGATTCCATTACTCCGTAGATAGCATACATGAAATGAATGAATACATTCGTTACCCAAGTAAGTGGAGCAGAACAGAAGAAGTATTTCATATACTAGACACGCAAACACCTGACAATGTAGAAGTAACCATTGCCTGTGCCGTAAACGCACTCAACATATACTACATTCCAGATTTTGTTAAATGGAAACTGGAGCAGGGATTTAAGAAGATTAACATGTGGCCGTTCGGCGCTGGCGGGGTAAATTACCACTTTGTCTACTGGCCACCACAACTTAATGTTAAAACACTACCACCAGAGTTTAAAGAAAAGTGTGCACAGAAGTACGAAGAGTTTATCCCATGGTGGAAAGAGAATTGGGAATTGGGTGTGCCATCATGGCATAGAGGAAAAGTAACATACGAAGATTGGGAAAAAGCCAGTTATGGTATTAGCCGATTACGTGGTATGATTTCGTTTATGAAGAGTGAAGACTGGCATGAAACACGATTGCCAGAAATGAAAGAATACTTAGAAGCAATTGATGCGCATCGTGGGACTAGTTTTTATGAAACATTCCCAGAAATGGCAGATATATTTAAGGGGTTAGAATGATAGTTAAAAACAGCCAACAAGATGTAGTTATTGATTTAGATGAAAGCGTCACTGATATTGCTATAAAGATATCTGGCGGCGCCGATTCTGCTATACTCACATATATTCTAGCATTGTATAAACGAGATTACAGACCCGATATTAACATACATGCGATAACAAGTATATCAAGTCTAAAGCCATACCAACAAGAATTTGCTGATAGAATACTAGCAAAGGTTGCTGATATGACAGGTATCACTTGGGGTAATAGATATGTTAATACAGTAGACAGTAATAACTATACACAAGAACAACTAGAATTCGCACTAGACCTTAAGAGTAAGAATGCGTTTCAATATGTTTTTGTGGGCGAAACAAAGAATCCGCCGCAAGAAGAACTAGATACTATTTGCGACGGTCCAGACGGACGTGAAGGCGAGAACATGCCAACACAATATGGTATGGCATTTATGCCGTTTAAGAATATAAACAAAAAAGGCATTTGTGAATTATACGAAACTTTGGGCGTACTAGAAGATATATTTCCATTAACCAGAAGTTGTGAAGAATTCCCGACAACCGACTTTAGTAAGCATTGTGAAGAGTGTTGGTTTTGTGCCGAAAGATACTGGGGTTTCGGACGTTACGTGTAATGTTATATAACAACCATAAAATAACTTCTATAACTAACCACACTGAAACGGCATCATTAGATATTATGGTATCTGATTATTGTAATTACAAGTGCTGGTATTGCTGGCCCGGAGCAAATGCTGGGACACGATATGTACCGCCTATCAACGATACATTTAAAAATAATGTAGTCAAGTACTTAGAGTTTGTACAAAAACATAAACCCAATGTAAAGACAATAAAAGTAAGTTACAGTGGCGGTGAACCTAGTATGTTCCAACACTTACATGAATACATTAGATTTATAGATTCTTTGGGCGGACACAATGTAATGGTTACTAATGGCAGTCGTACAATGCGTTGGTGGGAAGAGAACGCACGATACTTTTCTATGCTGTATATTAGCGTCCATTACAAGTTCGCAAACTTAGAACATTTGTATACGTTGGGCGAATATCTCAAAGAGAATAAGATTCCTTACCAATTTAATGTCGCAATAGACCCTAAATATGTTAATGAAAGTATAGAAGTATTGAATAGTTTTGTTGAACGAGAGTTAAGGTCGCAACATCAAAATATACAAGTAGACCATTTTAATTGGGAAAACAATTCATTTGATTACAGTGCATTACCTAAGTATATTAGTGATATACATTTAGACCCTATCATTGCTGGTAGTTATGAAACTACATTTTCTACTGAGGCAGAAAGTGATGTAAATTTTGATGAAAACGCCAGAGCCTTAATGAAGGGCAATTTTACGGGTTATCGTTGTAATTCTGCTATAGAGCATTTACAGATAGATAACCGCGGTATGGCATTTATGAATTGTCGTAACTCATTTACAGAAGACAGCACCACAACGTTTAACTTTTACGAAGATGAATTGCCAGAGATACAACCAACAGTAGTATGCTCCGTAGGAGATTGTATTTGTACTACTGAGTGGCGGAATACCAAGTGGGTTCCACGATAAATATTTTACATAATACTATGGAGAAATTATGTTTTTAGAATTAGAAAATGTACGAGAGTTACATGTAGAAATAACCAACGCTTGTAATGCCGCATGTCCTATGTGTGCCCGAAATGTTTTTGGTGGTGAACTGCGATTAGACCAAGGCATTAGTGATTGGACTATAGATGAAATAAAACGAGTATTTAATAAAGAACGCCTACCTAATTTGCGTTTTGTGTATTTTTGCGGAACGCATGGTGACCCACTAGCATCAAAGAATGTATTTGAAGCAATCAAAGCGGTTAAAGACATGGGCGCCAACATTGAAATGTTCACTAACGGTAGTTTACGTAGTGATGATTGGTGGCGTAGACTTGTTGGAATACTAGACCGTAAAGACCGAATGACCTTTGGCGTTGACGGCATAGAAACAAATCACTTGTATAGACAAAATACAGAGATTGATAAAATACTCAGTCATATGCGTATTTGCTGTGAGTCACCTGTTAATGTACGATGGGATTTTCTCGCATTCAAACATAACGAACATGAGTATGAAAAGTGTCAAGAATTAGCAAACGAAATGGGAGTAGACGATTTCAGACTCCGTAGAACAGCGAGATTCGACATTTTTAGGAAACGATTCCCAGTACTAAACAAAACTGGGGATGCCATCACGCACTTCCTAGAACCCCCTGAGCGTGAAGATTTGCGTCATCCCAACCTAAAAGAGATGGGCAAGATGGCAAAGAAAATGTACAACATGAATGATGTAGATGAAGATAACATTACGGTGGAATGGCTACAGACTCGTAAACCACCAAAGCGTGATTGGTACAAATATGAAGACAAACCATTGCCAACAGAAAACTACAATATAGATTGTATCTACCGAGGGTATAAGAAACTGTATGTAAATAGTCGTATGGAAGTTTACCCATGTTGTTACATTAGTGATGAGTACGAAAACTTTAAAACGCTATCATCCAAGGAATTGCCTTATCCTAAGGGAGAATTGAACTTGCGTGATAAAGATTGGGATGAAATTCTAGCACACCCATTTTTTGCTAAAGACTTAGTTGATTCGTGGTCGGGTGATAATGTTATGCACCGTTGTGTGCGAACTTGCGGCGTGGTGAAACGCGAAGCAGAACAAAACGTTAAGGTAGAGTTTAAAACATAATGTCATTAGATATGCTTGTATTAGTCATGCCTATGGTTGAACCTGCCGCACCGACGGCTGGTGCTGGGGTTATTAAAGCACATTTGGAGGCCAGTGGATATGCGGCAGAAGTGTACGATATCAATATAGATTTGTATAATGAGTTGAAAAGTCGCGGCGAACACGAGTATCATTATTTCAATGGTGAAGGAGCAATGAAGTTTAGTAATAACTTGGGCTCTCCATTGAATGATGAAATGGAACAATTTTATCAAGACAACAAAGAAATATTTCATAAATGGGTACGTATGATAGAAGACAAGAATCCCACATGGTTAGGATTTAGTTTGCTATCACCGTTCTCTGCCGCGGCTGCCATAAAGATTACTTCACTTGTTAAGCAATACTTGCCTCATATTAAAACTGTATGGGGAGGAACTAATATACAACATGAGGGAATAACGCATTATGTACGTGAAGGTATATTAGATTTCTTTATTAAAGGTGACGGCGAACGAGCAATACTTGAACTGTTGAAAGGTAATACATCATTTCCTGGCATCAACAAGATACACTCTATAGATGAAATAACGCCTCTGGACGATTCTTTGGCGCCAGATTACAGCGATATTAAGTGGAATGAGTACGATGAACTGTGGGCGCCTAAGACATGTTTTGTGTCTGCTAGTCGCGGTTGTGTAAGACAGTGTACATTCTGTAACGACCATCAAATATGGCCCACATATAGATTTAAAAGTCCGGAGAAAGTAGCAGAACAAATAGAAGAACTTGTTACTAAGTATGACAGAGAAACCATACACTTTACTGATAGTTTGTTGAATGGCAGTCCGCCTATATATGAAAAACTGTTAATTGAAATGAAGCGTATAAAGCAAGCGCAGAACGCAAAGAATAAACCATTCCGTTGGATGTCACATTTGATATTCAGACCGAAGAACCAGATGCCTGAACGGGTGTACCGTCTTATGTCAGAAAGCGGTTGCGAAGATGCTGTAATGGGATTAGAAAGTTTTAGTGAAAGTGTACGCTGGCACATGAAGAAAAAGTTTACCAACGAAGACGTGTGGTACACATTTGAAATGTTGAACAAGTACAAGATTCATATGCAGTGTTTGATATTGATTGGTTACGCAACTGAAACGGAAGAAGACCATCAAGAAAATTTGCGCGGTATAGATAAAGTATACGAGTTGGGTTATGGAAACGCAAAAGATGATAATGGCAACCCATTGTGGCGATGGACGTTTGGTAATTCGTTGTTGTTGAATGAACAACATGATTTGTATGATATACTAAAAGGTGAGGACCCACATGCGTTTGAGCATCATACTGCTATGGACTGGAAATTTAGAGACAATGATATGGCTACACGTTTACGCCGTTGGAAAGAATCTATCGCACGAGTACAGATGCATGACCCACATTATAAACCTTCACCGACAACACAACGTACAATAGAGATTACAGAAGAACGTTTGAACAACCCAGATGGCCCTAGATTTTGGAGTGAGTAATTAACGTTCGCCTAGAATTACTGCGACTAAGTGGATACGTTCTTCTTTACTTCCATTGAATGCGGTGTGTAGTTTTGTTGTATTAGTCTGCCACCAACGATTTTCTGCTAGATGTAATATTTCATCTTCAATTACCATATAACATCCTTCTTGTGTTTTTAGCGGAAGATGTAGTCGTAATGTAGTATCCTTATGCCATGTTAAACATGTTTTGGGAAGAGAACGCATTAGACGGGTTCTGCCTAAAATATATCGGCCCGCAAGTAAGTTGTGTATTGTTTCGAAATCGGTGCCGGCAAATACATCGCATAACTCTGTGAAGTCACCCTCAGATAGTTTATGTTCTCGTTCTGGAACTATCATTTCACCGTTGACTTCGGTCATTTTAGCCCAATCATAATGTAAACTGTTGCTCCCGTAGTTGTAATCGTCTGTGTGTCCTGGCACTGAATTAATACATATTTGATTGAATTCTCCCCAGTCTAGTAGACCTTCGGATAACATTTCATTCATTTCTGCTTGTAGATTTAATTGCGGTAAATCAACTATTGGTTGAAAGTATTTCATTTTTGTTCTCCTTACATTACATATTTAGCATAAAAGTATAAATACATATACTAATGATGCCCTATTGAATAGGGTTAAGGAGGAACAAATGGAACTAAAGACCAATATACAAAAAAGTGTAATTAAGAGCCAACACTGTCAGCGTAACTGGGATTTGTCAAAGCAAATTAATGAAGACGACCTAGAATTGATGGTTCACGCGATAACACAATGTCCTAGTAAGCAAAATGGCGCTTTCTATGATGTTAAAGTCATTCAAAATCGAGAGTTGATTGTAAAGTTACACGAAAAAACCACAGGTTTCAGACTAAACGGTGAACTTATTACAAACAGTCAAGTGTTAGCAAATACTTTGTTTGTATTTCTAGCAAAACCTGAAGTGAGTAACCGTATAGCAGAAAAGAATGCTCTAGACGAACAACATAGTGTAGAAATTATTCAGCGAGATTCAAACATTGCGTTGGGTATTGCTTCTGGTTATCTAAACCTAACGGCAACTATGCTAGGTTACAGCACTGGCTGTTGTCAATGTTTTTCTTCGGATGAAATCAAAGAATTGCTAGGTACAGAACAGGATGTACTACTAATGATGGGTGTAGGTTACAAGGATTCTGAACTAAACCGTCGTGTACACCATGCTGACCACGACAAAGTATTTTACAGTATCAAGAAGGAAAACATAGACGTTACATATCATAAATAAATTTACTATAACTTAACTAAAAGGAAAAGTAAATGAATTTAGACCCTAAGCCAATGCATATGGCGATGCCTAACCGTAAGATGGCAGAAAGTGTTAGTTTAGAAAAATATAACGAACTTGTTACAGAAAATTTTGTACCGTTAGATATAAAATTAGATGTGGAATTGTTTGAACAGCAGATGTTTGGTAACGAACATCTCTTCAAACATTGGGGACCAAAAGACAAACATCCACATATGTTCCGTAAGGGTATTGCTTTGGTCAATGCCGACGGACGAATGGACCCGGATGAATGGGATGCGTGTGTAGGACCATTAGATGTGTGGAATCGCAGACATAACGTATCTTCATTCGATCCTGACTATACAGTACATACACCGGCGTTAAATTGGTCATGTTTTGATCCACTAGAGCCGCTAAAACCATATATGCAAAGGTCTGCTATTATATGGTTTAATACCGGATCTTTTTTCTACCCACATATAGACCAATTTGCACCTTTTGAGAACATTAGACTGTGGGGAACTAACAAACCTGACGGTTACTTGTTTACGTTCTTGGATGGTACCACACATACAAACAGAAAGATAGAGCCAGGCAGGCTTTACTTAGTGGACACCAGTAAATTACACTATCCTGAAGCATTTGAAGACGATGTGTTTACGTTCTTCATATCTGTTTCGCCACAATCTTATGATATACTTAAGTCTATGGTTATAAAAGATGATATGTAGTAGAGCCTGGGAAGAAGTCAACATTGACTTATCTGAAAACAAGTTAAGATATTGTTGTAAATCTGGCCCTGGAACAGTTTTCAGCGAGAACGAGATATACTCGAATCCTTATATTGATAAGGTCCGTGATGACCTCAAGAATGGTGTAAGAAACTATGACCATTGTGAACATTGCTACAATTCATACGACCACACAGGCACCTCATATAGAGATGTAGTTAATGACTGGGATTCAGTTGACGATATCCAAGAACGCCCTTGGTTATTGGAATTGAAATTTGATAATTTTTGTGATATGAGTTGTGTATATTGTTACCCTGCTCAATCCCATAGAATAGCAAAGGAACTTAACACTGAGCAAATCATATACAATTCTACCGATGAAGAGTATAAGAAGATTGTAATGTGGATTAAGAGCATCCATAGTGATAGATTCACATTAAAGTTTATGGGCGGCGAACTTTCGTATTCTCCTAATTTCTATAAGTTTATGGAATATCTAATAGCAGAGTTGAAAGACTACAAAATTACTATTTCTATCATTACAAACTGTAATACTGAAGGCAATAGAAGAGACAAGTTTTATTCATTGCTTGATAATTTACCGGAAAAATGGGTATGTTATATGACAATAAGCAACGAAGCAACTGGAAAACTAGCAGAACTTGTACGATGGGGATTACGATGGGAAACGTTTAAAGAGAATTATGAGTACTATGCGATCCATCCCAAAGTTCAAAAAATTATATTGTGTCCTACATTAAGTGTATACAGCGTAAAACAATTTTCAGGTTATCTCAAATATATATTCGAAGTGACAAAGAAACCTATAATTATTACTGGTAACTTTGTTATGGATGAATCATACAATGCATTGAAGTACGCAAATGATGATAGTGATTTGTACAAATCTATGGACATGGTTAGAGATACGGATGCGAACATAGTAAACCTAGACGATACTATCAAATGGCTTGAAAATATGATAAAGATAGTTAATAGTCCAGCAGACCAATCTAAAACTGTAAACTATATAGATGTGTTGTCAAAACAAAAGGACAGCGAGTTAGTCAAAGAACTTAAAAAATACATTTAACTATTTTTCTTGCTACGGATTCGTAATCTTCGTTGAATATACTTAGTTTGAAAAGTATTCTTTCTTCATCACCAGTGGTAACACCGTGTAGTTTAGTTGTGTTTAGTAAACACGCATCATAGTAGTATGTTTTGTCTTCGATATTAACCGGTGCTGGATTCTTATAATACAGTAGAACATTTATACTACATTGTGTTCCTCGGTCTATATGCATAGGAAGGGTGAACCCAGGTTTTTGAATGTAAAATCTGGGTTTTGCATCGATATCAAACCTTTTACACAATTCTGTTGCATAATCGAATTCTATGTGTCTAGCAATAGTCCAATCTTCTATGAACGCGCCTGTATGGTCTGTGTATGGTTCAAATTCTGACTGGAACCTATTCATTTCAGATAGCAATAATTCTCGGTCAAAAGGATAACTGAAAATTTGAATATTGTTATCTTTAAAGTACTTATACGGTAGTGAAGAATTGCTCAAGTTTGAATCCTGTCCCTTCAATGCTTTGGCGCAACCTTTGTCCGACAGTGCCCAACGCCGCAAAAAATGACTCACACTCTTCTTGGGAATTCCAGTGTCTAGTTACAATATACGTGTTGTTTTGTATAGTGTGTGAAACATAAAGATTTTCATCAAGGTGTCTTTCTAATATTGCCTGATATTGTATTTGCATTTCTGGGTTTGCCGCGGCATTGATAGCCTCTATCGTACCATCGATTCCTAATGATGATACGTCTGCGCGTGTAAATCTAAGTTGTTGTATATACATATATGTTTGTCTCCTTTGACTACCATAGAAACTCAGGCCACGGTAGTTCATTCTCATAAATATCTTCGATATCATCTGGTAAACGTCCGGAAGATATCAAATCGTCAATTGCTTCTTTGTATATATCCATGTAATCAACATCTAACTCTTTGAGTACATCAAACAAGAAATAATCCTTGCGTGTTGCGATGGATATATCGTAACAGTATTTATGATATTTAATCATAGTTTCCATTTTTATGAGACGTTTTACGCGACTTCTTATATCTCCATTTTCATTTACAAACGTGTAGTCTTTGAAGTTGTGCGACTCTATATTTTCTATTAACTCTGGATGTTCCGTTGCTACAGGAGTCCCCGGTATGATGGACATAAGGGTAGGGGACATTTTAATTCTAGTGTTATAGTAACTAAGTCTGTCCATGAAGTCAAGTGTTTTTTCAAAATCTTCTTCTGTTTCTTGCGGATAACCTACTACTATCATAAGAACTAGTTTGATATGAGGGTCAGTTTTTAGAAATCCAAACAATGTATTATACATTGCTTCGTCATTGAATTTCTTTGCCATTTCATTACGTAATCTTTCTGAGCCAGATTCTATGCCTATTTTCAACATAGTACAACCTGAGTCAACTACTAATTGATAATGGTCTACCGTTACTCTACGTGCTATATATTGGGCTTCCCATGTGACAGGAGAAAGTTTACCTGACTTTACATCTTCGGATAAGTTATGCTCTTTCAATCTAGTACACATCTTACGGAATTCACGTTCTGAACCATTGATAAGCGAATCTGAGAACGCTATGTGTGAAGTATACGGATTCTTTTGTATTACTGAAATAGCATTTTCTGCTAAAATTGTACCATCAACATATCTATACTTTTTCCATATAGATGGCACATTACAGAATTTACATTTGCGCACACAACCACGAGAACCAGTTAACGCAATCATTGGTACATTGATATCACCGTAATCTGGTGGAGGTAACGAATTCAAATCATCTATTTGTACAGGGTCACTATTGATGCCCGGATACTCTAGATTACCATTTAAAAATTCAAGTAGGGCAATTTCGCCCTCACCATAGATTACATGCTTGAAGTTATCAACCGCATCTATCTCTTTGCGTTGTAATTTTTCGTTAATAAGTGATGTGCCGGGGCCACCCCATATAATACGATTTGGGTCTAAATTTAAACGTCTGACTACTTCTAGGCCCAATGACACCTGGTAGTCAGTGAGCAACGATATACCAATCCACGGGGCATTATCCTTTTCTGGTTCGATTGCTTCATACATCCTATCAAATAACTCTGGGTTTCCGCCATCTGTTAGGTTGTGGCATTCGATGCACTTTACAGTTTTACCGTGAAGTTCAAGATATGACTTTAGATGGAATATGGCAGGCAAAGGACGTGTATCAGTACGTCCTATTGGGATAGCAATAAGTAGTATATCATACATTAGTACCGTTTTCCCATATTTGTAGTGCGTCTCTATAGAATAGGTTCTCGCCTATTTGAAACTTCACCATTTTTCTTTCTGGTCCGGGTAGTACTTCGTGTCGTTTAAAAACATTTAACATTGCACACTCGTAAGATTCTTCTGGTCCATCTTTAAATTTCACTGGGGCAGCATCGTTGGATAATACTATGTTTATACATACTCTATGACCCATATCTTTATGCGGAGGTATATGTTCATTTTCTTTTAATAGAAAGAATTTTGCTGTCACCGGTTCATTGAATGTGTCTTCTAACATACATTTTATTCTATACATTTCAGATGATTGTTCATCGGCAACCGCAGTTAACCAAGTGTCAGTTTTATTGAACCATGATTGTTCGTTAATCTTTCTACTAGGTGTATAAACGGAAAGGTTAGCGTTATCAAATTCTTTCAATAACGCTTCCTTGTTATAATCAAAATGTATGTGAGTCATAAACTCGTTCATTTGATGTTTCTATTTCCTTGCTGGTAACGTGAATTCTCTAGTACATCAATGATAAGATGCCATGAAAGCAACTCTTCTTTTTCTTCCTGAGCATCATTGCCTGCCCAATGAGGTTTCGATACATCAAAACCCCAAATTTCACCCACTTGTGGAGCAACAATATAATCGTCTGCTGGTGTATTGCCTGTGACCATATAGTTCTTGTCATGTGTATTTAGAATTGCGTGGTATCGTACATAACCATTATCATCATCATGGTCACAATGTCTGTTCAACAAACATCCAGGGCCTTTAAATGATAGTGCGGATTCAATCTTGTACTTTTGATTGAATATCTCAGGGTCTTGCTCATGCTCTGGAATTACTTCCTTAACAATACGTGATATTAGTTCCTCGATAGCAGGTGACCTGGGTTTGTCCTCATGTAAGTACATCCATGTTCCTGTTGGCGGGTGTAGCATCGTAGTTAAACCAACGTTACCAAACATATCATTATTGTAATTCATAATAGATACATATCTTGGAGGAGCAACATTTTTAACACGATGGTTGTCTCCGCTAGGGTAGACTATGATAAACCTATCAGTCTTTTGGTAATACGTTTTTCTAAACTGTAGTATAGTATCACGGTGTTCTTTTAAGTCTTCCCATACTTGGGCATGAATGTCGTTAAATGTAGCATTAATTTTTCTTAATGCTGGGTTAACTGGGTATTCATCTTTGCCCCAGTTAACACTAACGATATCATCCATTGAATAAACTACTTCTTCTTTAGGGTTGGCGAATATATCTTCCCATGGTTCTGTTCGGTATAGGTATCCGTTACCCATTACTTTATCACTCATATTAATCTCCTATATCATCTTGACCGTTCACTGCCAATATTAAGCGTATGTCGTCCGACTTGCCTAAATTCCAAGCACCGTGTAAGTTACCAGGATTTACGAACCATACGCCGCCATCTGCGGGTAAGTGTCTAACTTCCGGATGGTCATCATTTTTACTTTTAACTGAGGTGAATGACCATTCATTGGTTTGTAATGGAATGTAGTACCTCATGCTATATGTTGTATCGTAGTCTATGTGCGGCATTATTAACGCACCAGGTTTTTTGACTACTAATCTAACTCGTGTGTACGGGGACTTAAACATGTTAAGTACTTCTTCTACATACGTTCCTTTGAATTCAGGTAGTAGTTCGCCGTACGTTCTTTCATCTTCCATGCCGTTTTTGAGTATTACCGTTTCTTTAGTGGTAGTCACTGGAGTTTGTAGGTACAATTCATTCAGATACGGCGTGCCGCAATGTACACTGATGGAGTCAGGATAATGCTCCCATTGTTTGAAACATTCAAGCAATCTTTCAGTATATATTTGTATACCATCTAACTTTTTAAAGTTTGGCAATTCATGTCTTCGTTTAAGCGCCATTGTTTTTTCTACTCGTTAAATTAAATTCTTGTTTTTTCGAAGCCATAACAGCAATATTCTGCCAGCAACGGTCTGACGCTCTTTCTGGGTCAGGACACGTATAGTATAAGTCCTCTAGCATAATAAAGTGTTTATCTTCTTCTAATGTTGTATTTAGCAAGTTTACAGAACGTTGTAATGCGTTGGGATGATTCAACATACTGTAAAACGGTATCCCACCCATCTGACACACTATTTCAATTTGTTTTGGAATAAGTTGAGTTGAGCATAGGTTTCTAATATCCTTTTGCGATTCAGGTAACAAATAGTTCAATCCCTTTGTTCTAAATTCTGGGAAATAGAAACTTCTATCGCCCACACGGTAATGATTATCAGGCCACGATGGACATTTGTATATACCGGAGATAGCAACTATGTTACTGTTATGTTCGCATATAAAGAAGTCAACATAATTTTTTATACGTTTACTAAAGTTGCCAAAGTTTTCAGGATGATGTTCGGCGGCAAGTCTGCCAACTTCTTCCATGTATTCATTGTCGTGTATAATACTTTTAATGTGTATCATTCTTCGTGCCTATATGCTGAATTAACCAACCCGCAAAATCAAATTTGCCAAATCTATTTTTTCCCGGATGCTCATGGTGTACAGTATGGTAGCCTTCACCCCACGTTGTTAATGCCAATATCAAATCATTGCTGGGTTTGGTATGTCTATGACTTATAGAAATTATTGCTGAACCTGCGTTCCATAGTATCATAGCAGGAACTAACCATGCGTATAATACTGCCATAGGATCTATTAAGTATAACACAATACCGTATGCTATGTTAATATCAAAGTAGTGTTTATGTTGGACAACAAAGAATTTATCTCGTATCAAGTCAGTAACATATCTGGGTTTAACTTTGGCGAACATGCTCAACCAATGCGCCCACAAAAATCCTTTGAATGTGGGTGAATGTGGGTCTTTGTCTGTATCGGTATGTTTATGATGTTCTCTATGGACTGCCACCCAAGCAATTGCGCTACCGGTCAAACCGATTGTGGCGAACAATGTAAATAAATATTCTATCCACTTTGGCGCGTTCCAACTTCTGTGACTAAGCAAACGATGATATGTCATCGTCATACCTAAACAGCCGTTTAGAAAGTATACAAATAGTACAACTGCCCACATCCATAACTCACCGTAGATGATAAGTGGTATGATAGACAGGTGCGCTATAATTTGCGCAATCAGTATTGTCCAAGGTTTTAATGGTATCATGTTACTCCTTTAATTTACTACTATTTATCTTTTAAAGGTTTCGTCACCGGGCCAGAGTGGCAATTTTGTTCCCGGCGCTCGTTTCGGTATCTTACTGTCTGCGCTACTAACGCAATTTTTGCTGATACATACTTTTGGCTCATCGAATAGTTGAAAGCCTGTTTCAATGTTACCCAGAGGCTGGTCCTCACAAGAATAACTACGCTTAACAGAACCATCAGGCTCGCGAATAATAATACTTCTGTATCCACTGCTACACTCCCATCCATTAAACTTGTTAAAGTTGAATGCATTAAAACGTTCCGCTTGATCCATCCACCAATACTTACCTTCACTATCGCGGAACTCTACTTGATACGATTTTGGTATGTCGGCAAATTCATCCCACCATATAGGATCACTTGTTTTAGTGAATGTAGGTTCGGGACGAGTAACTAACTTTGCCTTGTTTGCTTTTTCTTCAGTGTATGCTAACTGAGGCATACCATTGTGAAGTCTTTCTAACATTTCGGGTGTATACCCGTCTACAACAAAACTCGCTGTAGGGTCGCTCTGTGGCTTAAGAGTGACGTTTATGCCTTGTTCATGGAAGAACATAGCATTATCCCAATCACGTTCAAACCATTCGGGTACCATAACCTGATTGATTGTTACTTGTACATCATGTTCTTGACAAAATATAAGTTTGTCAGCAAAATCCTGCATCTTTTCACGAGTGTTTACATGTTCAGTATGTAAACTCGCCGTAATACTTGCCCTATGAAATTTAGAAGCATGTTTCACGTATGTTTCATGCCATTTCATATTGCGGGACATATTAGTTGTCATGTGTACCGACGTATAATTTGTATTGTCTACATCAAGAGCCAAGTGCTCCATGATATCCAAATATCCAGGATGAAAAGTAGGCTCACCACCACTAAGACTGAAATGGAAACTATTAAATCCGCGGGCACGCGCTTGTTTTTTAATTTCATCTATTGTCCTCAAACATAGTTCTGTGGGTCTATGGTCCTTACGGTCACTGCGGGCATATGGCCAACAATCAAATATGTTCAATCAAGTGCGCTACTCCTTGATCCGTTCTCTTATGAACTGCTACATGTTGCCATGTAGTTCAGACTATATCTTCATCCCAGTAGGATGCTCCCCATTTCCACTCGCTTGAGTGTACGGCTTTCGCCTAGTCGTTGAACCTTCCCTTTCGGGCTTGGCTGCTGATTGTCCCTGAGGGAGTTCCCAGCAATTAAAGGAGTTATTCAACATATATTGCTATATGAGGTCGCAATGTATTTACGAACATTTGTAGTTACAGAATCTGGCAAGAAGCCAACTGACCGTGAACATATCTCTATATAACATCGTTCGTTGGCCTACACGCACCAAATCATCATACGGGATTTTAGTAAAGTCATATGATGACCATTCTCTTTTTTTATTTTCCATAATACTCCTTACAATTTTTGTTGTGATATCTTTCGTACATATTTATGGCTATTGGCCTGTCGCAATATGGACATACCTTTTTAGTTTTTGGTTTACCTCTATGTGGGCCTCCACATTTCTCTTTTGCTTCTTCAGTCCAAATTCTTCTTTTATTGGATTCTTTTATTCTGCGTCTACCCTCGGGTGTTTTTGACGGGTTATTTTCTTTCCAAGCAATACTCAACTCCTCTTTCTTTTTAAAATTTTCATCCCACCATAGTTGCTTTGTTTCACCCATTCCGCAGTCTCCGCCAGGTGCTAAGTTATAACAATCATTACGATATTTCCATAAATCGCCTATTGCTTTTTCTTCGGCGAGATAACATTCATATTCGTCTTCGTGTACAGATAATGTTTCTCTTATGAAGTTTTCCCTTCCGTATTTTTCTATCGCTTCGTTGATTAAATTTCCGCTACCCAAGTAACCATCGAAATCATGTGATTCTTGTTTGTGTTTTCCTATGTAAAATTTGCTATTGACAAGATTTATGGTTTTATATACAATATAAATACATTTAGACATTTGCATTCTCCTTAACAGTTTGCTTATGTTAGAGGGGTTTCTAGGATTGCCGTCCTGTAACCCCTCGCTAAATGTATTTATCACTCATGCCAAGAGTCTCCTTGCATCGGGTCTATGCTAATTTCATTAATATTTATATGTTTTGGTTGGTCTATTAACCATTTGATATACTCTGCGGCGTGACCTATGTCAAGACATTTGCGATCAGGATGCTTATGTTGGTTGTTACTTAACGTGCCAAAACTTATATAACTTACTTTCGGTTTATTATCAGTCCATACACCTTGGATAGCGCACGTATTAGAGTAATCACGCAATGCTTTTTTCTCAGCATTGTATCGCCATGTACGCCCATTGTTGACTCTATCTGTGGTACTACCGATACAAACAATATGTGGCGCAACGTTTGCTTCTGTACATGCTTTGTGTACTTCGTCCAGTAATACAGTTTGTTGAAATTTCCATAATGCAGAACAAATAATAACCACATCGTATTCTGTTGCTAGTTTAGCAAAGCGTCTTTGGTCATTTGCACTTGTAAGTTCAAAATCTGTTTCTCTGCTACAAAATGTCATATTGGGAATAATGGCGCCTAGAGCGCCACTTAATCCCGAATGGTTGTTACCGCTAATGATTACTTTCATTATACTGCCATTGGTGCTTTAATAGTTGGGTACGAGTTGTAATCTGCGAGAACAAAATCATCCATAGTAAAACCATCAATGTCTTTAACTTGATAGTTGATAGAAAGTTTTGGATACTTTCTTGGTTCTCTTTTAAGTTGTTCTTTAATTGCGTCAACGTGGTTATTATAGATGTGAGCATCGCCTATAACGTGAGTAAATGTACCTACACCATAATCACATACTTGCGCTAGGATATGAGTTAATAGAGCATATGAAGCAATATTGAATGGTACTCCTAGAAATAGATCCGCAGAACGTTGATACAAACTACTGTGTAGTCTACCATCGTTGTCAACATAAAATTGCGAGAATGTATGACATGGTGGCAGAGCCATATTCTTTAGTTCGCCTACATTCCATGCGGATAATAAATGTCTACGAGACTGTGGGTTATTCTTTAAATTGTGTACAAGTTCGGCGAGTTGGTCTACCCCGTCCCAGTTGCGCCACTGGACGCCATAGACGGGTCCTAAGAGTTTAACCCAATCAGTGTTCTCATAACCTAGATCCTTACCTTGTGCGTCTGCGTTGGCTGTCCAGATAGTAGTTTTGTCTGTTAGTTCTTCCCTAGGGAGTCCGTAGTGTATTTCTGCTAGTCTACGTTCATCGTCACTACCTTCGATAAACCATAGTAGTTCACTTAGTACGGATTTGAATGGAACTCGTTTAGTCGTTAGTAATGGAAATCCCTCACTAAGGTCAAACTTGAGGTTTGCCATAAAGAGGGATTTCGTACCTACTCCTGTTCGTTCCTGATCCCGTAGTTCGCCTTGTGTTAAAACTGTATGTAATAAGTCCAAGTATTCGGATTCAGATGCGTTCATTAAATACCTTTATGTGTTAAAATGTGAGTTTAGTAATGTTTGAACACTACCAACGACTGTTTTTCTAAGTGTCGGTACATCAATCATTACATCAACATCCTCTATCATATCATAAGGGTCTGGCCCTTGTCTATCTAAAATAGAAGATGATATAGGCGATGTAGAAAATAATTCATCTCCTTGTAATACTACTTCTCCGCCTCCTGCTAACGTAACCTTAAGTTCCTTAATAAAAAACGCAGGTATTGTTAATGCTTTACATTCGTCTATAAGACGATCAAATTCACGGTCTCTATCGAATTCCATGTTGTATCTCCCAATGTATAGAGGGAAAAACATTCTCCCTCTATAGTACTTATACTTTTTACACGGATTCGGGGTTTTTCGCCTCTGATTTCTTTGGACGACCGCGTTTTGCTTTCGGTTTATTTTCAGGATTCAAACTTGGATCGTACTTGTATGCTTCCTGACGTTTAGCCTCAGCATCCCTTTCGAGTAGTTCTGCCTGAATCAATAGATTTTGAGCAATCTGTCTTGCTTCGTCTTGTTGACTTTCTGACACATTTACATCAGTTTGTGACCGAGTGTCTTCAACTGTTTCTTTTTCAACGGGTGTATCACCTTGTGATTCTTTAATTTGCTGATTAAGTTCATTTAGTGGGATGTTAGTATTTGTATTGGGAGTCATAATAACATCTTCAGTTTTTACTTTAACCAACAGACCTTCTCGGTGAACAGTATCTAGCATTGGCTGACCATGCCAAAATACTTTTCGGGTTAGTACTTCATAAAGTTGTTTAGACGATTGGCCTTCAGGTGATTCAAGCGCCTCCATAACGGCTTGATGGTAACGGTCTGGTAATGCGTCACTATAAATTACAAGTGCATGATTTTCGTCTTCTGGTAGTTGCATGAATACAATTACTAGTCGTTGTCCAGTTTTGGCGTGACGACCAATATGTTTCAAAAATGCCATGTTGTTCTCCTATTATTCTTCGCTTGTGCCTGATTTGGCAATAGTTTCATTGAACTCCTTTTCTAGTTCTTTCTTACGTTTCCTTTCGGCTTTCTTTTTTTCTTTCTCTGCCTTTTTAGCCTCGGCAATTTGTTCTTCGGTTGGTTCAGCCTGCGCTTCGTTGTTTGGTATATTATCAATATGCTGGATTAGAAACCCTCGTGTTTTGTTAACCACGGCATTGATTATTTGTAGTTCTTGTTGTGAACTTTCAGCAAACGCACCGCGTTTAGCCGCCATATCAATGATAGCATATAGGTTTTTAATATCAACTAGGGTTAGACCTGTATCAATACGGTCAGATGGTTTTTGTGTAGTATCTTCGCTCATACTTTTCTCCTTATAGATTTATATAATTATAACACGAATTGTTTTTATATGTCAAGTTTTATGCTCTTAATTTCAGTAATTCATCCGGAATGTCTAGATAGTTGAACCATACTGGATATTGTATTTCTGAAACTTGTTTGCTACTTATCTTTAGTTGACTAACATGTGGACGATAAGGTTGCTTCTTTGGTATAATATTGGCATTGTCGCCTTTATTGTTGTTGCACCATTTACATGAAGTTACTATATTTTCCCATGTTAGTTTGCCTCCTAATGATTTAGGTAGTACGTGGTCAAGAGTTAAATCTTGAAAACGGAAATGCTTATTGCAATATTGGCATTGGTAGTTATCTCTAGCATACACATTATGCCGAGAAAAGTTAACACCCGCTCGTGCAGGTTTAACATATACTTTGGTTGTTGCCACTGATGGTACTCGAATGGTTAAATTCGGACTGCGAACTTCCCAATCTTCGTGCCACTCTAAAACGTTGATTCGATCCAAGAATACTAGTTTTATGCTTTCTTGCCACGATAATGTTGAAAGCGGAGCAACGGTCAGTGGCTGACCATTTGCATTAAGTAAGAGAGTGTCTTTACTCATAAAAGTATTTATCAACTGGGCATTGCACCCAGTTGACCCTGTATGGAATTATTTTGAGTAGTATGCAAACTCACCGAATGGCGGGGTAATTGAGTCGCTACCGTGAATAACAAAAAGAGTGTCACAGTAGTTTTCATCGCCCCATTTATCCCATGGCATACCGTCTGTAAACATTATAAACTTATCAGGTTGAATATCGTTATCTTCCATGAAATTCCAGTTACACATGAAATCTGTGCCGCCACAACCTATGATATTGTATTCGTTGATTTCCTCAGCATTCATCGGTGTAAACTCTTTGAATGATTCCTCGTAGACCTTAGTGTCAAAAGTCCAAACACGTAGACGGAAATCTTGGAATTGAGTCATAATGCCAGCAACTTCACTCATAAAATCCTGAAGCATTTCGTGTGAAATAGAACCTGAAACATCAAGACCGATACACACATCAACTACCTCATCCGGATCTTGACCTGGAAGATAGATACCCATAGAGCGAGATTTGCGAGACTGGCGCATCCATGTAAAGTCTGATTTTAAACACGACTGCATGGACAGGTTAAGCAATTCACGCCAATCCATCTTAGGTTCGGTAAGGTTTTTAACAATGCGAGCAACACCACCTGGAAGATTGCCCGAACCAGCATTTTGCGCAGCCTGAACTACAGCCTGTTTCATTTGATCCTTAATCGCCTGAGCCTCTGCCTTAGAGATTTTGATTGGTCCATTACGGCCTGTAGGGTCATTACCTTTCCCGTCACCGTCACCGTCGCCGAACATATGTTCATCAAGGGTTTCTTCATCACTAAAGTCTTTGCCGTTTTCCTGTTGTTCCTTCAGGTCAGCATAGATTTCCTCAGTGTACGAATCCTGATATTTAACATCATACAATGCACATTTAGGCAAGTCACCAATACGTGATTCGACTAGTCCTTGATTGACCTTGTAGTCAGCGGCAATGTTCCAAAGTTTGCCGTCACGATTGGATTCATCATAATCCATTAAACGACTACCTTCACCACAATGAGAGTAAACATTATGTAGAACTTCGTGTCCGATAACAAAATCGATTTCGCCTGGAGTCAGTGTGCGGAAGAATTGCGCATTGTAGTACAGATGTTTACCGTCTGTTGCCGCAGTAGGAAGCCATTCCGCTTCAACCAACTTGAGTCGTGTAGCAAGAGTACCAAAGAATGGATGTTTGATAAGCATACGGACACGAGCAGAAACAATCATTTCCTTAATTTCGGTATCTGTATAGTCAAATACTACTGGCTCTTCAGAGTTTTCATCAATTTCAATACCTGCATCAGCAAGAATTTTATCAAATTCATCTTCGGCTGATGTTGTATCTTTTTTCATAACTTGTGTCATAACACTGCTCCTTTACTTTATATTAACTATTGTACTTATGTATTGCCCAAAAGTCAAGGGTTTTTGATAAATAAATAGACACATTATTAACAATAGAGGACTCATACTTATGGCAAAAATTAGATTCAACAATACACAATTAACAAGATCGGTAGGCACAGCGCCAGCAAGTGTGCTTCTTGGATCGTTACCTTTCAGTACATCAACTTATGACAGGTTATTGACAGACCCAACCCCTACGGCTTTAAATTTCTTTGGTAATGACGTAAGCGTTAGTGGTACCAAGGCAATTGTTGGCGTACCAAAAAGAACCGTTTCGGGGTTCGCCAGTGCGGGTGTTGCGTATATACACGATACAACTACGGGTAATGTGCTACACACACTTCAGCACCCATCGCCTTCTGCTAATGATTCCTTCGGTAAGGCGGTTGCTATTTCAGGCAATTACGCTGTTGTTGGAGCACCGTATGACGATGATGTGGCAGGAGATAGCGGAAGTGTACACATTTTCAATGTTACGACAGGACAACTGTTATACAATATTAAGGAACCAATCCCTGCGCCCAATAACCGATTTGGAGAATACCTTGCGGTTAAAGGAAATTATGCCGTTATTTCAGCATTTAATAGTGGTGCTGATGGTAGCGGTTCGGGTAAAGCATACATCTACGATGTTACCACCGGCAACCTAGTACACACACTAAGCAATCCTAGCGCATTTAGTACGCCGTTATATGATAAATTCGGCATATCAGTTGCTATATCGGATACGCATGTGGTAGTTGGTGCGGAAAGTGAAGGCGGGGTCAATGTAAATTCCGGAGCAGCCTATTTGTTCGATATTGCTACAGGTAATTTACTACATTCCATCATAAACCCTAACGATTATAGCACACCTAACAATGATTATTTCGGTCGATCAGTGGCAGTCGGCTCATCACATTTTGCGGTGGGAGCACCACTCGAAGATGTTAACGGACAAACCAATCCTGGTATAGTATACGTTTACGACAATACCACCGGCAATTTAATTTATACGATTACAAATCCTGCGCCGAATCTTGAAGATAATTTTGGAGAGGAGTTGTATATTGACGCAAATTATTTGGTTGTGGGTAACCGTCGTGAAGATAATCCAATTGTGAATGCCGGATCGGTGTACATTTATGATTTGAATACTGGGAACTTAATCATTACTATAGACAATCCAAACTCATACAGTACGTTTAGTAATGACAGTTTTGGTATTTCGGTTTCACTATCTGGTAGTACTTTGGTAGTAGGCGCAACTGGAGAAGATGGCATCCAAGGTTCAGGGATAGGTGCAGTTTATGTGCTAACATTATCTTAATCACATAATAAAAAAGGGAGCATTTGCTCCCTTTTTTATTTTATATCATTTAGGCGTTGTGCGCCTCAATAATCATCTTACCGTATTTCTTGAAGAAGTCACCAATGCATGGGACTTTGCGAGGTTCAAGTGGGAGTTTGTAAACTCGTAGAGCAGTACGACCACCCAGCACGGTCATTTCAGTATCGAAGTTGTCCATCATGAAGCGGAAGAAGTTATCTGCCATTTCGTACAACTTGTCCATACCGTCTTTACCTGTCTTATCAACATGATCCTTCAACTCGTAACACATTGAAGCAGTCAGTGAGAACATTGCCGAAATCTCATTTGAACCTTTAGGGAGTTTGGTAACTTTACCTTCAAGGATATCAGTTGGATTAGGCATTGCCTGCGCCATTGAACGGTGAGCCATAAACTTAGTAGCAACACCATCGCCTACAGTACCTGCAATCAAGTCATGTAGACGGCTATCACTAATTGACTCGCCTTCGCGCGGTAGTAACTCAGAAACAAACGACCAAGAGCGAGGAGTAGCAAACGCACGACTAGCAGTACGAGGATCAAAGTTGTGAAGATCCATTTTGTTAGCAGTCAGGTAACCAACGACCTCAGAGTCGATGTTGTTTTCAAGTGCCCAAGTCTGCCAATCTTCAAAATCAACCGTGATTTCAAGGTGAACAAAACGGTTAGCAAGTGGACTAGGCATACGGTAAGCAACGCCTCGGTCAGACTCACGGTTACCAGCGGCAACAATTACAACATTGTCTGGAAGACGGTAGTTACCAAGACGACGGTTCAGAATCAACTGATACGCCGCAGCCTGAACAGACTGTGGAGCCTGGTTCATTTCATCAAGGAACAGAACAACAGTTTTAAACTGTGAACACAATTCCTCATCAGGAAGATCCGAAGGCTCAGCCCACTCCATCTTACCAGTTTTATCATTGTAGTATGGGATACCACGCAAGTCGGTTGGCTCCATTAGAGCAAGACGAAGGTCAATCATGTAACCTTCCATTTCTTGTGTGATACCTTCAACGATTTCGGATTTACCGACACCTGGAGGACCCCAAATAAACACCGGACGCTTGCGATTGAACGCATACGCAAGTTCAGATTTCAAATCGCTCGGCTTAGTCAGTCGAACTTCCATATCATGAGTAGTAGACATAAAGAGATCCTCTTAATTATTTCGTCAATTCAGATTATATAGTAACTGATTACAGGAGAAAGGTCAATACCTTTTTTACGCTTTTTCAAACTTTTTTGTGTTAAACGCATCAAAAGCATTGTCATTGCTTGAGTATGAACCTTTTATAGCATTCTTGCTAACAGTCAGTGTTCCAACACTAGGGAGTTTGGCATTGAACTTAACTTCCCATGCTACTAGCGAATAGCGCTTTTCTCGGAACATGTTGGCAAACACACGCATGATCTTGTTTTCAATGTCGTTAGAAGAACGACCAGCAATGTTGAAAACAGCAAGATTTTCTTCAAAGTCAAGGTCGGCAAAAGAAGGCTTACGACCAAGTTCTGCTTCAGTCATTGCGCGGTTAGTGTAAAGTTTAACTACTGCTTTCATCTTATGCTACCTTTTTTGCTGGAATGTAGAAGACGCCGATTGGCGAATCATTTACTGAACGAGTTTCGTAATCTTTGATTCGGCTATAAGTGAAGTTTACAACCAGACCATCAGGGTCACGACAAACAACAAGGTCACCGTCAAAATCAATGATTTCACAATTCTGTGTAGGGTACTTAGCACCGTAGTTACAGAAGATAGTGTCACCAACTTTCATATCTTTAAGCATCTTAACTTCCTCTCATCAACTTACCCTTATAGTATACAGCCATTTGAGGCAGTGTCAACCTTTTTTATTCCTCAATTAATGAAACTTCTATCGCGCCTTCGATAGACCAATCGGTATCATCCATTAGATAGCCTTTTTCTCCCTCAAGCCAGTCAATGAAATCAAAGTATTCATCGCTCTCTAGGTTCTCAAACTCTTCTTGGAGTGCTTCAACTTTTGCTAGAGATTCACCATCGCCCGATTCATAATCCTCTGAACAGCCGTCCCATGATGAATCCAAATATACATCTTCGAACATGCAAAATTCGAACACATCATCGTATGATTCGCCTGCATCTACGGCGTCTTGTAACAATTCTGCTTCGGTATCATAGTTTACAGTTACAATCATAGTACCACCGCGCCACACAATTACACGGCTAAGGTCAGGCAAGTCACTGTCTTCAGGACTCTTCATAAAGTTAACTTCGACAAATGATTTTTTGAACATGTTTGATACACTGTATGTTTTTCCAATTTCGATTTTCATGGCAGTTCACCTTTCTGTTTAATTTATAAGCATATGATAACATAATCACAGTGTAAGTCAACTTTTTTGATAAATAATTGCAGTTAATTATACCATATAGGAGACCACAGAATATGGCGAAAGTTAGGTTTGGTTATGGCGGATTTGTATTAAGTAATATCGGCACAACAAGTTATGACATGTTATACGGCACAGGTCCAAATTTTGAACAAAAAAGTTTTGATGTTGATACTACTGGAATCACGTTCACTAATCTGAATGATGAAACACGTATATTTACACAAACAAATACAGAAGTAGATACTACTGGAATCACGTTCACTAATCTGAATGATGAAACACGTATATTTACACAAACAAATACAGAAGTAGATACTACAGGTGTTACATTTACGAACACTAATCCAGTGGTATAAATTTAGAGGAAAATAACATGGCAATTAAACAACGCGGTTATCCGCAGATAGTATTTGGATTAATACAATCTAGTGTTAATCTTAGCAATAGCAAAATAATAATTTATAGGGGTACGCCGTTGACAGGCGACCAGTACGTAGACAGAGCAACCCATTCTGCTGATGAAATTATGCAACTAACATGGAATACAGACTATCAATTTGCAGTAAATTTCAATCAACTTGTTCCTGATATGTCTTTACTAGAGACAAGTCCGAACTTGACAAAAAACGCATCAATAACCGGAACAGCAACATGGTTTGCTATAGTCACTCCGAATGACCAGGCTGTTATGTGCGGAACAGTTTCAGGGCAAAATGGTTCTGGGGATCTTTGGGTTTCCGATGTGAACGCAGTCGCAGGTCAGCCTATAACTGTTACAGATTTTGAATTTTCAGTGAACTACACTGCATAAGGAGGACAATATGGCATTAACATTTAATCACAGTAATACACAAATTAACAATCAATATTTCAGTCACTTTCTTTCCAGTAGTTCGTCTGTTAGTACTGCAAGATTCAACAGTTGGAGTACGAGTAGCACTTATTGGACATACTTCACTCTTCATTCAGGTCAAAGATTACCATTGGATTTCGGTACCTCATCGTACCCACCCGGGTGGGAAAATCAAACGCCGCAGAATCAGTCTACTGCATTAATTTCCTGGGGACGTAACCATAGTAATCAATTCGGAACCCACTTTGTTTATAGTTCTTTGAGCCCAGCAGGCTGGATACAATTTCTTCCTAGTTGGTTTGACGCTAAAGAAGTGTCGCAGGCTGGCACCGCCACTTGGTTTTCTATTATTCAAACAGAAAATGGTAATTATCGAGGAGGATGGACAGGTACCGTTGGTACTGTCGGATCAGGTTCAGATTTAGAGATTTCCAATACTAATCTAGTGACAGGAGTTGAATACACTATTCCGGGCGGATTCAAACTTAACGTTCCTAATTTGCCTTAATTGAAGTAATTTTTACTAGCGACCCAAGCATCTAAATCGCCATCCATCAATAACAGTTGGCTGGCGATTTCTTCCTCAAATACGGTTAATACATTAGTTCTTGAAATATGATATGGAGCACGAGTGTATCTATCAAGTGTCAATGCTTGATTACCAGTGGTCTCTTTTCTTTTGGAGGTTAATGAAATAGTATAAGAATCAAATAGTTTACACATATGTTTCTTACCTATAACGGTTAACTGAAATCCGGAGGTGTTACTTTTGTCTGAATGGAATATATCTTTGAGTAGTAAAGGTTCACTGTCACTACTCAAATTTTCATTGATATACCTTACTATATTTGTTTTGGTAAGTTTCATTCTTCATCAAGTTCAATTCTTTCACCTTGTGTCAGTTTGAATACCTCAAACTGGTCTGTACGGAATAGTTTGTTTAATCTTTCTGCTAGGTTAATAGCATGTCCGGGATTTGAAAAACTTGTTTTCTTATATTTCGGTCCTGGAAAGTTAATAAGAGAATTCAAACTGCGGAGGTTTATAGGCTCCCCAGCAAAGAATACCGCGTAAACACCATCTGCTTTGATAACTTGTTCACTACGATAATCTTTGGGGTTAGTATGTTCTAACAAAATTGTTGGTTTAGGTCTAGCCATATGTCTCCTTTCTACAATAAACTACTTACTTTATTTATCATTTTCCGCTTCATCTAGAACCCTATTGAATTCACGAAGACGACGGATGACTGATTGAAACTCTACAATTGTAGTCCAACGGTCAATAAAGAATGTCATTGAAGACTCTACTTTACTAAACGCATTAAGTACTTGGAACAGTACGCCAAGTGTAATCATTTGAGCAAAGTATGCAGGAGCGAGTACTACAACCGCAACGTTACCTGCGATAAAGCCGAATAGTGTAGACCACACACCAAATCCCATGTACCAGTTAAACAGACGGTAGTAGTTACGTTTGATTGATGCAAACATAGGGAACAAGTCATCTGTTAAACGGTGTGAAAAATCATCTTCTGAATGTACAAGTTTCTTCCTAAACTTCGCTTCAACTACTTGGTTGTTATACTCTAGTTTGGGCAGTTTGTAGCCAATCAGGAAAGATATAATAGTACCGCCTACCGAAATACCAAGCGCAACCCATACTAAGAAACCAGGAATGATTTTGTCTCCCCATACAGGCAAACCTTCAGACAATGTCCATAGCACAGGAATAAACGCAAACAGCACTAGGACCGCCTGTACGAAGCCGCTGAATAGGCTTTGTAATGTTTTACCAAACATCATTAGGTCCTCTTGTATACGCTGTGAGCCCCCTTCTATTGTGGCAGGTGAGTTTTCCCAACGATGCAAATAGTAGTGAGTGTTTGCTTCCCGCCATTTGAAAGTAAATCGTTGTGTTTGCCAAATAACATACACGGCGAGCGGAGTATACAATATAACGATTTCAATAAAAGATGGGACTATGCCTTCTTTCATAGTTATCAAATCCCAGAACCGTAATGGGTCAAATCCCCAAAATAGTTCCCAGAATCTTTCCTCTTGTAGTGTTTGTAGTGTGTCGTAAAACTCCCGGTTCCAAGAGTTGTAAGCAACTAGAATCTGTACATTATACCATGCTAGTCCTAGTAACCACGCAAGTGTGACCCATGCGTATACGCCGTGTGTTCGACTTAAGAAAAAACTTTTTAACATTCTATACCTCTTACTGGTCTTCTACTTGAGCGTATGTTAGCCCAAAGAAGTTTTTATAATTTGTTGCGATTTTATGTAGACCTTCTTTAGCATCAAAATCACGAGGGTGTACCCAATACATCGTGTGATTAGGTATCTTAATAAACAAGTGTCGTAAATCAGGATCTTCTACGCCTAGTTTAATTAGTAGTTCTAGTAGTGCTGTAGCAGTACGGTATGAAGACATTTCCAATTGTTTTGGATCCAACTGTCCTATCATTTGTGGTGGGACTCCAGGACCGTGAATACCGAACATTACATCGCCTATCAAGTATCGTTTGTCACCTGCTAGAAACATAATACTACACGCGGAGGCGCACATTGATTTACCTTCTACTGGTCCCATGTCTTTAGTTTGACTACCAGGTTGATAGATAACTTCGCCATTTTCATTTATTACTGGATCCTCACGTACAACGGTCACAACGTCACGTATCTTTAGATGTGCCGCAATACAAGAACCTTCCGCTAGATTGCCTCCTGGACTTTCTAGTATCAAAGCAAACCTATCGGGCATTTGAGGAGCGATTCTTTCACAGTCTCCACTTCCTACTCCGCCTATAAGTGTGTATAACCCATCATCAATCTTTGTAAATTCAAGATGTGGTTCTTCAACAACTTCTTCTTCTTTTTCAGAATTCAATCTATGGTATTCTTCTATGTAAGCATCTACATAAGGTCTAATCAAGAAGTATAACCCAATGCCAACAGCAACAACTATAGAAAGAATCAGTGGTTTTTTTATGAGATAGGTTACCAGCCTAATTGGCGGCAAACTAATGATAAACTCTACTATCATAATCAGTAAAGTCTTTAATGATTTTAACATATCGACTCCTATAATATTCGTACTTTTTATTTATCAAATTAAGTACGCATATTATACCTTGTTTTATGTTTA